CGCCCGGTCGGTTGGTATAACAGTAGAGAGTCTCGAGGCCCTCGGTGGAGTAGTTGAGAATATAGGGCTCGAAACTGATAACGTCGTCGATCTCGTCGAGGAGATGAATAACAAGCTCGGGGAGAAAAAAGGTCTCGGGGAGTTCACCGCCGTTGAAGAAAGCTTGAAAATTCTAAAATTGGATTTTCAGGAAATCAAAAAACTAAAACCAGAAGATCAATTTATAAAGATTCTCGACGCCGCGAAAGAGCTCGGAGATCAACAGCAGGCGGCCTCCGCCGTTGACATGCTCATGGGCGGCGAGGCGAACAAAATCCTTGGATTCCTCCGCACTCAAGAAGGATCTCTCGCGCAACTCATCGAACGACGAAAACAACTTATCCTACTTGATCAAGAGGGCAGAAAAGGGGCGGTTGACTTCGCCGCCTCAATGAATGACCTCAATTTTATAATGAAGTCGATGGGCGGATTGATATTCGGTGAACTCGGGAAAGTTCTCCGCCCAATGATACAGAACTTTATTGAGTGGGCGGCCGCTAATCGGGATATAATTCGAACGAGGATAAAGGACTTTGCCTCGGGTCTCGGTAAAATCCTAAAAGTGGTTTTCCGTATTGTAAAGACTTTTGTGACATGGATCTGGGAAGCCGTCGAAGCCGTGGGCGGACTGGATAAAGCTTTATTTATTCTCGGTTTGGCCCTCGGCGGACTCATGCTCGGTCAAGCGATCACCGCAATCCGTTCTTTTATGGCGGCTGTCAAAGCTGCGACATTGGCCCAAACACTCCTAAATATTTCCGTGGCCGCGATCCCCTTGCTCATTGCCCTGGCCGTCGTAGCGATCGGGCTCCTCGCCGAGGACCTTTACCAGTTTTTCACCGGCGGCGAGTCTCTATTCGGCGATTTCGTCGACACTGTGCAGGGCACTATGTCCGAGATGTCGAAAATCTTAGAGACCGTCATGGACGAGGCCACGACCTTTTGGGCGAATCAATTCGGTCTGACTGAGGACGAGTTCCGGCTCATGCTCGTAGGTATGCTAGAGCCCTTAGAGAGTTTCATTAATGAAGTTGATAAACAGATACTAGCAATTTTTACCTACTTCGAAAACTTCTCGGGCGGGTTCGGCGACTTCATTAGCGGCATGATAGACAAAGCGATCGGGCTTTTCCGAGAGCTTAAAGCCGTGGCGAAAGACAATATCGGGGCCGTCCTGAAATTTGCCCAAGGTCTCCCGCTAATTGGTGGACTATTCGGCGGAGGGGATATCACCGCCGGCGGGGCTTCTTCGCCGGGCCCATCGAGATCAGTGGTAAACAATAGCGGGCGAACAACCAATATCCAGTCGACGACTGTGACAGCGCCGATAAACGTGACGGCGGCTCCGGGACAGTCCTCCGAGGAGATCGGGCGCGAAGTGCGTAAACAGCTCGGTGAGCAAATGTCGACGGCCGTCCGCAACAATGACACGGGGATCGAACGATGACTTTTATCACAAATCTCGAGGAGCTCCGAGCGAAGTTTGCGCCCAATGTCGCCATGATCGGCGATCTCCCTGTTGACGTCGTTAAGCGATCACAGCCGATTTATGAATACGAAGTAACGCAGGCACCGGTCGAGGAGGGGGCCAATATCTCTGACCACCGGAAGGCGAGACCGATCGGCTTGTCTATGGATTGTATTTTTACCGACCCGGATTTCTCCGCCTCGGCCGTGGGTCAAGCGCGGCTCAATGGAACTTTCTCGACCGATTCGTGGTTGGATAAAAAACGGAAACTTGACGCGATAAAGGAATCCTCCGAAGTCGTCACAGTCGTGACCGAATTCGAGACATATGACTCTATGGTGTTGACCCGTGTGTCGGTTGACCGCACGGCTTCGACTTCAAACGCGCTTTTCGTTTCACTTCAATTCATGGATATCCGGATCGTGTCCTCCGCCGTGACCGATGTCGACCCGAGTCAAATCCCGAAGAGAAAAAAGAAAAAGAAAAAGAAGAAGCACGACGACGGGGAGAAAGACCTCAAAAGCAAGGACTCAAAAGGAAAGAAAAGTAAAAGTTTATTGAAAAGAGGCAAAGACGCCTTGACAGGACTTTTCTCATGAGCATTTACTCAATACCGCTTGAATCGGACGCCTCCTACGATTTCACTGTGACTCTCGAGGATCTAGAGTGGAAATTCACAATCACATGGAACACCGTCGTCGAGGCGTGGTACTGCCGTTTACAGGGTCTCACCGAGACAGATATCGATTTCAATTTCAAACTCATGTGCGGGGCTGATTTGATCAAGCCGTTCGCGATAATTCAATTAGGTCAACTTTTCATGCTCGATCTCGAGGAGGAAAACGCCGACCCGAATTTTGATGATATTGGAACTCGGTTTGTCTTGACATATGCGGACAAAACAGAGAGCAGTTTCACCGGATGAAACTCTACAATCGAAAAGTTAAACTGATCGTTTATGCGGGTAACACTGCTCGCACAATCGAGGACCTTTGGATTGACTTCGAAGTGAAGGCATCCAAAAGTAAACAGCCGAACACGGCGAAAATTACGGTATGGAATCTCAGTGACAAGACAAAGGGAATCCTCGCCGACTCCCATCAGGCCGTGGAATTTTACGCCGGATATGGAGATACAACTACATTAATTTTTTCCGGCGAAACAACAAACGTTGTCAACACTGAGCAAGGCGTCGACGTCCAGACAACGATCTACGCAGGCGAGGGCGTGAAAAACTTCGAAACAAAAATATTTAAAAAATCCTATGAAGCCGGAACTCCCGTCAAAACTGTATTCAAGGACATGGCCACGGAGTATGGTCTCCCCTACACGATTGACGACGCGCTGTTTGAAGACAAGCTCCTCAAAGGGGTCTCCTACACCGGCCGCGTCAAAGACGTATTAGAGAAAGCAACAAAAGATTATGGCTTCGAGTGGTCTGTTCAAAGGGGCGTTCTAGAGATACTCGTCGAAGGGAACTCGATTGCCACGGAGCCGACCGCTGTTGTCCTCCGGGCAGACACCGGGTTAATCGGCTCGCCGGCGGTCATCACACGATCCGCGAAGGGCGGCAAGAATGTCCAAGGCGTCCGGATTGTCTCGCTGCTAAATCCCTCGATTGTGCCCGGCCGACTGATTAAGCTCGAGGCCGTCCGAACCACGCAGGACGAGACAGATCTATTTAAAAAGAAAGCGAATAACCTCGACGCGAGCGGTGTTTACATAGCACAAAGATTGAGGTATTATGGAAACAACCACGGAGGTGAATTCAACGTTGAAATCGAGGCAGATATAACATGACCGAGGAACTCGAGACCACTGATCTTGACGTGGGACTTGCCGCGGTATTTGACGCGCTCCTCGCCGGCGTACGGACGTGCACAATCGGAAAAGTCACGGCATTTGACCGCGCAGCCGAAACCGTGTCGGTTCAACCAGTCCTCAAGCGGAAGTACAAGGGGATCGACGACCCGCAGGAACTGGCCGTCATCACTGATGTCCCTGTAGTTTGGTTCGGCTCCGGCAACTTTTGGATCACGACTGATATAGCCGTCGGCTCTTATGTGCTATTGGTTTTCGCCGAGAGATCTATTGCGAATTGGATTGACCGGGGAGGGATTGTAGATCCCCAGCGGTCTCGGAAATTCGACGAGTCGGATGCCATAGCGATCCCCGGGATAAACCCGAACCCCGAGACCCTCGACTCCGGAGTGACGGCCTCGGCCCTCGAGATCCGGACACGGGACGGAAAAACCTATATTCGATTAGAGGACGACGCGATAACTATCAAGGCGGAGACCGGCGCTGTCACAATAAACGGAAATCTCGAGGTGTCACAATGACATTTAAATATATCGCGATTTCTGGAATGACACTTAAGCCGAAAGAGGCGGGGACGACTGCGACATTGACCCCGACGACTGCGGCAAAAACAAAAGTTAAAGCCGGGGCACTTCCCGGGACGCCGCTCGCGGGGGTCTATGCGGGAGATATCAGCGTGTCAATAACAAACGCGACCGACGGGACTTACACACAAACGGGGCCGCCGGTGATTGCAACATTGAAACCGACGGCGGGGGTCCATGTCACGGCCGAGAGTGATAAAGTGATCCGCGAAAACGACGAAGCCGCGACCGTGGCTGTCCCCGGGCAGGACGGCGGCGGAAATCCGGGGACAATCGACATAACAGTTGTAGTCGACACCGCCGGTCAAAATAAAGTGAGAGCTCAATAACATGGCCACGGATTTAAAACTTGACGTCACGCACGACCTTGTCATAGAAAACGGCGACTTGGCACTTGTAACAGAAGGGTCGGAAGTGGCGCAGTCGTGCAAAATTCGGCTTCTCACAATAGAATCGGAGTGGGTTCTTGATTTCCAGATCGGTCTCCCCTGGTTTGATAGAATTATGAAAGTCAATACATCCTTGGCCGAAAAAGAGGGTTACATCAAAAACACGATCCGAGACACCGAGGGTGTGTTGCAAGTGGCCAAGTTTGAGCTCGGTTTTGATTTCGAGAATAATGCCATGTCAGTAGAACACGAAACCGATACAGTTTATGGCCCAATAACGGACAGGATCGTCACATGAGCTCAATCGACTCGACCGGTCTCACAATTGACCGGCTAATAGATATAATCAGCGACTATGAAACCACTTTGAAAGCTGCTTTCGGGGATAACACAAAAACCGATGCACAATCTGTTTTCGGCCAATTGATACAATTATTTGCCCTCGCTATATCGGATCAACAGCAATTGATCCAAGGCGTCGCCGACTCTTTCAACCCGAATTCCGCTGAAGGAGCCGCACTCTCAACCTTAGTGCTACTCAACGGTATTCAACGCCAAGAGAACGAGTTCTCGACGGTATCACTGGAGTGTATCGCCACTGCGGACGGCTGTACAATCCCCGCCGGATCGCTTGTGTCTGACCCGGCGACGGGCGTCCAAGTCGCAACTGACATTGACCTTGTACTCGCGGCCAGTGCGACCGGAAATGTATCGGCGACGGCCGTCGAAACCGGCGCAGTGTCGGCGGCGCTCGACACATTGACGCAGATTGACACCCCTGTTTTTGGGTGGGCGTCAGTCCGAAACCCCGCCGCAATGACTGAGGGCGTCAACGAGGAGACCGACACCGAACTCCGTGTCCGCCGGGCGGCCGTGGCCGAGAGGGCGGGAAGCGGATCGGTATCGAGTATCTACGGGACGGTTTCGGATGTCTCCGGGGTCGACAAACTCACCGTGCTAGCCAATAACGGGACAGTGACGGACGCGAACGGCGTCGAGCCCACACACGTTTGGGTAATTGTGGAGGGTGGATCGGATGCGGATATCGCGGCCGCGATTTTTTCCAAAGTCGGAGCTTCGATCGGTTTGACCGGGACGACTGTTGTAAGTCATTATGACTCGGTGAGTAAAGCGAGCTACGACGTCCGGTTTTCCCGTCCGAGTGATATCCCGATTTACATCATAGTCAACTTGACCGTGGACAGTAACTACCCGGCGGACGGGGACACGCAAGTTGAAAATGCTCTTATTGCGTATTTCGAGACGCTCGACCTCGGCGACGACGTCGTACACTCTCGGTTGTACACCCCAGTCAACACAGTCGCGGGGCATCAAATCGACTCGATATACATCGGTCTCGCTGCGTCCCCGACGGGGACGGCGAATATCTCGATCGACGTCGATGAACTCGCCGTGACGGATGCGGCTAAAATCGTGGTGAATAGCTAAATGGGCGAGCAATACAATACCGCCGTCTCTCGGCTGTTAAATCAGTTTGGCAGTTCGACAAATTTGTTGAAAGTCCTCGAATCATTTTTCACAAAAATAGAAGAATCTCAAACACTGGTCGAATACCTTCGGGACTTTCTCAATCTGAACACCGCCGAGGGTGTTTGGCTGGATGTCATCGGAGTGATTCTCGGGCTCGAGAGACCATATAAAGAGCAAGATCCGGACACGATTTTCACCACGAAGGGACTCGGCGAGCCCGATATCGTGACCCGAGGGACAAAAGATTCATTGACCGGGGTCGGCGGATATCTGCAATCCGCCGAGGGAATCACCGATATCTCTGACCCGACGGCTCGCGAGACCGATGCGAACTATCGGAAACTACTCCGGGCAAAA